AAAATGCTCATAATCCTATTCGGAAACTCTGGATATAATTTGGAAATAGCATAAAAGTAAAGCAATAGTTGTGCGTCATTTTCCAATTTCTTGTAGTCTTTTTCTTCTCCAGTAGCCCAATCCATCCTTCTTCCAGTTTTCCAATCTATGACTTCTATTGTATCATCATTTATCAAAGTTACAAGGTCTATTGTTCCCTTAATCGCAAGTCTTCCTTGAATCATCTTTCCATTGATTTCATACTCAAACTTTGCCCAATCTTCTTCAATTGGAATGTCAAAGTGTGGTTCTGGGTGATGAATGTTTCTAAGTCTTGGATCAAACATTCCATCAGAATGTTTTAAAAATGTCCAAACTGTATTGGAAACATCTTCCTTGTCTGACCTATAAAATTTGTGATGTGATTTATCAGCGTAGGCTTCTATGCTCATTGCAATCAATTCGTCTACTATTTTAGTTGTCATTAATGATTTTTTAGGAAATTTAACTTCTCCCAAAGCATCGTCATTAACTATTAAAATTCTCGCCCTTGAATTATCCTGTTGATACTTTTTAAGTCCAGCTAGAACTTCCATTACTTTATGAGCCATTGTTCCAAGTTCAGCTTTCTTTCCGCTTTTTGATTGGTGGCCCAAAACATAGGTTATGAAATATTGCATTTCACAATATGAATAATTGTTATAAGACGAACTTCTTACATATGTTACTATCATAGTTATATCCAAATCTTTCTATTTTCTTCTATTTTTGAGCAAAATTCTTCTATAGAAAGATTACTGTTATCTATTACTATGTCAAATTTTGACCAGTCAAAATTGTTTTGGTCTAAGGATGTTTCACACTTGTGAGAATCGTCAAAAATATTTCTTGTTAGTCTTATGTTTATGCCTCCCGCATTTTTTATAGCCTCTACCTCATTTGGAAATCTTACATCAGCAATGATTGATACTTCAGAATCCTCTGAAATTATTCTTTTTAACGTATTGCTTACCCATGCATCATCTTTAAACTTTCTGATAACATTTGTCCCAAAGTGTTGCATAAATTCTCTGGCAGTCATTTTGCCCTTCTTTTTACTATATGGCATACTTTCCCAAAGTATATCAACTAGGGTGTTTTTATCATCATCACTTCCATATACTTGATCATATTTCAAGTTGAATAGGCTTATGCAGATATCCTTTAAGTAATCAGCAAAACTATAAACTTTTACATAGGGCCATAAATCAAGCTCTGCATATTCAATAAATGACACATCTTTTCTTGTAACATCTAAGATTCCATATCCAGATTTACCATCGTGATCTGTAGTCTTCACAACCAATTTGCCATTTTCATTGATGAAAAAATCTTGTATCATATCACGAGATTTTAGTATGCTACCATTTACATAATTTGCAAACGTATTTTTACCAGATTGTTTTCTTCCAGATATACCTATAATTTTTCCCATTAATATGTGCCCTTTAAGTTTTCTAGTATTTTCTTAATGTCTTTTACTTTCATCTCGCCAATATCCTTAGTTGTTATTCTTGGAAATGTAAGTCTATACATTCTATTAAACTGTCTTTTGATTTGCGTTTTTGACTCTCGTCCCGCTTGATCATTATCTGTTAAGACTATAATGTGCGTTATGGGTAATTTATTTATTTTGTCTTCCTGTTGTTTGGTTATAGTTTTGCCAAATATACTCATAACGTTTTCTACTCCAGCCTCATAAAGTCTCCAAACGTCTCCCTGTCCTTCAACTATGTATAAACAATTGGTTCTCTCAACATGTTTAACTGCCCTGTGGTAATTATAAAGGCAATATCTTTTGTCAAACCCTTTTGGATAGAATAAGAATTTTGGATTGATATATTCTTTAGTTGATCTGCCTATCAGTCCGATTACGTTTTCTCCAGAATCATCATGTATTGGTATTATGGATCTATTATGTAATACCCCTCTTGAGCAACAGTCGCCAACACCAAAATGTTGTAGTGTTTTAGATTTGAAATTTCTTGATAGGAAATATTCTGATGGATACGATATCTCAAAGTCAAACTCTACTGTTTTATGTTCTACGATGTCTTGTTTTTCATTTAATATTTTTACGACGTTGAGAAATACATCTTCTTCATATTTTACAGGAGTTTTAGTACACTTTACATCATTCCTAATGTTTAGCAGTTTACAAGACCATGCTAGTACATCTGAAAACGTTTTTTCTTTATGGCTACGTGATGACAATACTCCAGATATTAAACCAAAAATATCATTTCTGTAATGTTGCTGACATTCTCTAGTCCAACATTTCCACATACCCTTGTCTATTGAAAATGAAACCGCTCTAGGATTATCACTACCTTCATGAATGGGACATTGGCAATAAATATTGTCGCCAAGTATTTCATACTCTATTTTAAGCTCCTTAAACACAAGTTCAGCATTTTCATTAAGCTTCTTCTTGATAGTCTTCAATTCCATTTTTTATTTTTTCCATAGCTTCTTCATTGACAAGTCCAGTATCACCTATTGGTTGATTTTTTATTTGATTTCTTGTTCTTAGTTCTGTAAGTTTTGCGTGTGATCCATCCATTACCATGTTAATATAGTCTCCATCGTCCATGCCAGCACCATGACGAGAAACGATTGGAACAAGTTTTCTATTGCCAGCATTTGGCCCATCTTCTGCAAGTTCTTCTGGTGACTTTATTTTAAAAATAGAGAACGAAGTACATAGCCAAATAAGTCTATCTGATCCAGAAACTGCATCGGTACTTTCTTTAGTTATACCATCTCTATTTAATTGCACAAATGATAAACACGGTATGTCAAGTTTTACGCATAAATTGTGCAAGGAAGTAATCTGGAAACCCAGTGCTTGATATTCCTGAATATTATTTGTAATAGACGATGACGACATAAGTTTGAGATAATCATATATAATAAGACAGTCATTTGTTTTCCCATATTCATCATTTTTAATTTCTTGAACAACCCATCTCTTGATTAAATTAAGTATTTGATCAAAAGGTTTTCCAGCCACACTTACGTAACTGTATGGTATTTTAGAGAGTTGTTTTACTGCGTCTATAACCTGTTCATTTTTATCTGGATCATCTACAAACTTTCCAGTAGCAATTTCATTAATTGGAACTCCACTAATATTTGCTAAAAGTCTATTAAGATGATCTTCTTTTGACATCTCTGTATCTAATACAAGTACAGGTGTGCCTCTTGAAGACACATTCAAAGCCACGTTGTCAGCAAAAACAGACTTGCCAACCTTTGGCCTTGCTGATACTAAGTCAACACATTTTCTTCTTAATCCTCCACCTATAGCTTCGTCGTAACTTCTAAAACCTGTTGGTATACCTATGATGTCGCATTTATTTTCGGATAAAAAGGTTACATAATCATCAACACCTTCGCCAATCTTTTCTGGTAAATCTCCACCATCATCTTCACGTAGAAAATCTGTAACTGGATTTTCAAGTATTTGTAGAATTTCATTGATTGACTCGCTTCCTTTTACATCGTCTATATCCTTACTTATTTTCGCAGTTAGTTTTTTAATCTTTCTGGCAAATTCAAACTTCTTGATCTGTGCAGCAAAGCTAAGAATATTATCTTGATTGATTGGGAAATCAAACAAAGATTTTATATACTTCAATTCCTGTGGAGTATTTACTGTTTCCGAAAAACCAAGATGTTCAGCAGCAGATAGTACCGAAGCAATGTCAACACTTTGCTCGTTATCTATTATTCTTGTGATACACTTGTATATAATCTGATTATTTGAATTATCAAATGTTTCACTAGTAATAAGATCCGATACAAGTATATAGCCGTCTATGCCGTATTGCAACAATCCAGCTAAAACCGCTCTTTCTGCACCGACATCACTTAGTTCTGACATTTACTACCTCTTACTACCACACCTATTACATCTATAGTATTCTCCAAAAACAAAACGACTATCTATTTTAAATGATTTACCACAAGAAGAACACTCAACATCAACTTTTCTTGGTGGTGGCCTCTTTCTTGGTGTTCTTTCAACATCTGGCGTTTCAATGTCTCTGAACTCTCCCGTATCTTCCCAACGGTTTTCTCTGGCTCTCACTGGTTCTCTCCTTCTATTTGTTTGACTTTTAATTGATTCTTGTTTAGTTTCCGCAATGAAATTTTCTGATATATTTTTTTTTGTTTGCTTATTTACTTTCTCTGGAACTAGCTTATTAGATATACTATCTTTGTCGGACAATGCGTCTAGTAAAGCCTTCCTCTGCTCATCACTCAGTGTTTTTACAAAATCTTCCATACTCATGATCGTTTACCTTTCTCTAGGAGAATATCCGCTTTTCTCTTTAATTCATATGATTTTCCCTCTAAGGACTGAAGTCTACTTTCAGCAACAAGTCTCATCTGTTCTAATTTGGCGGCGTAACTATTTTCTTTAGATAGAATGTGTTTTTTAGATTCATGCTTTGTGTATTGTCCAAACATGTCGCCGTGTTGTGCGATAAGTCTTTCCATGTTTTCATTGCACCAAATTAAAGCTATTTTATTTCTGTTTACTTCATCTTGAATGTAAGAAGAATATCCGTAAAGTGAATATCCTGCATCAAAAATTTCTTGTTGTGTCATTTTCTTCAATTGGTCTTGATCCATGTCAGCTAACAGCAAAAACTCTTCTTTGAATGAAGCAAATCTTGTATTCGTCTCATTAAGATATGAGTCAATGGATTCAATGTGTTGTTTTAGATCTTCAGATGCCGACAATTTGTTTTCTCCAATCTTCTTTGTTGTCAGAATATTTAAGAGTTGTTAGTCTGACGTTATTCAATCTACACCACTCTATTTTATCTTCATCTTTTGCTTTTGCAAGAATAAAATCTGCCTTGCTTTTATGAAAGAAGGGATTATATTCATAATGTTGCTGACCATGAACCTCAAATGCTCTTTTAATTTGTGGAATATAGAAGTCAAGATATAAGACACCCTTTCTGTGCAGGGCTGTGCTGCCTGGAAGTTTTACTTCCTCAAGAACCCTGTAGCTATGAAATATTTCAGACAATAATTCTCTAGCTCTAAGATGGTATTTTGACCTCGCCCTGTTACTGTCTTTTTTTACGTCGTAAGGTATAAGATTCCACACATACTCTTTACCATTAATGCCAGTTACTTTCATTAGTATAATTCCTTGATCTTCTCATAAATAAATTGTGCTATTTCATTATTCTTATTAAGAAATTCTAAAACATTGTTTGATCCCTGGAACTTAAAAAATCTCTCTATATCTTCCTGCTTGTCTCCAACGTTATTATCGGCAAGAATTTTCGCTATCACTGGATGCTGTGGCTCATCAACAGCACACGCTATTGTATACCAAGCTCCAGCAGTTTTAATGAGTCTGAATTCACATGCTATCTGTACAACTTCTTGCACCTCGTCTATTCCAACTCCATATCTAATCCAACTTTCAGCAGTGCTATTTGGTCTTCCACCAGCGTTTGAAGTCTTAACCACCCAGTTTGCAATCTGACCAACGTGTGGCCCAGAATCTTTTGGAACTTGCCATTTGCCACGATGAGTGATAATCATATTTGTTCCAGCTTGATACTGTAACATGTTGCCACAATCTGCCATCTTGGAGGGTGCGTATGGAGATCCTCCAGTATTGGCTATATTGTGAGTTATGCATAAGAGCAAAACCCTGTTCTTCATTAGTGTCCCACTAATCCTTTTAAAAAACATTGAAAGGAGTCGCGGAAGTGCGTTACGTACACCAGTTCTAACTTCGCCTTCTAGTTCACAAGCGGGAACCATATTTGATAGAGAGTCGGTAATAATCAAGCAACCTGGATCATTATTTATATAGTACTCTACAATATTTAGGAAGTCTTCTGCGGACAGTATTCTATCATCCGTTGACTGAATAACTATAATCTTGTCTGGATCAAGACCCTTGATTCCTGTAAAATTTTGTTCGTTCATTCTGCCTTCTGTATCAATGTATATAACACGCTTTCCTTTTGCTTGACACTTGGAAGCAAAGTGTAGTGCAGTTGTCGTTTTTCCACTTTTAGGATCGCCCGTCATAACCACGACTGAACCCTCTCGTAATCCACCACCCAAAGCAATATCAACTGCTGGGGAAACTCCTATAACTTCTAAATTATTAATACTGTCTAGGACTTCTTTTCCACTGCGGACAACATCCCCGTATTTGCTAACAATTGAACTGCTCACAACGTCATCATTAAATTTGCTTGATGAAATCTTTTTCTTGCTCATATATCCCTCAATTTATTAAACATAGACTTATTTTTCATAACAGACTGAGTTCTTCTTGTTTGAACTTCTTTTACTTCCTCAACTATGTCAAGATTAACTTGCTGTGGTTTTTCAGATACTTCACTCTCATGATACATTGCAATGACCTTTTCTGCAAGCGGATTTATTTTCCACCCACGACCATTCTGAATTCCAATTACTAGAAGTCTATCAAAATCTTTGGATTTTATTGCTTTGAGTATAGTTTCTTCACTATAGTTTTTCTTCAAAGCTCTAGCAGCATTAAACTGCTTCATCCACAACCAATGATTTGGATCGCCCTTAGTCCAAAATTTATATGATGGTCTAGGTAACTTCATCTTTTCCGCTCTACGTAGTACTAAGTATTCAGCTACGTATGCCTCAAAAGTGCAATATTCACCAGTATGGATATGCTTATACTTATGAGTTTCCGACCACTCTTTTTGATAAGGCTTATTGAATAGGGACGGTTTTTGCTTTGCCATGATATACAATAGCTTCCTCAAAACAGCTCTCAATATTATCTTCGTACACTTGTTCTTCAATTAATTCTGGAGTCAATATCATCGTCTTATGTACCTTGGAACCTATAACTTTTCCGATTGTGAAACACTGTTTTGTTTTAGATCCAAATTCTCCTTTTGCAGACCTCACCAAGTATACACCATCAGACTCACTTATGTCAATACCAATTGAATTGGATTTATATCGTAGAATTATTTCTTCTATGTTAACATTATTTTTATCAACGTATGTTTGGAAGGAGTACCAATCTTTAAAATCTCTTAGGTAAATTTCTTTACCATTAGATGTTTTGATTGCTATCCATATTTTTTTTCTTTCCTCATGAGAAGAAGAGGAGTATATTTTCCGCCAGTTTTCAAACCCAAAAATATAATCACTAATCATTTTTGATCTTTGTTACGCAATTTTTAGATAATGTTTTTCCAGGCTTTCTTTTTGAGTCGCTCATGGTGGATGCATTTTCTGTCATAGTTACAACTCCTGGCCTTCTAGCCATTTGTTCACCAATTGTACTGCCAGTGGGCTTGCCATTTTTAACATACTTCTTAATATGATTTTCAACTGCCGCTTTTGGCCTATTTAGATCTGAGGCCATTTCCGAGGCACTTATAGTTAGATAGTGATTCTCAATGTAAAACTTTTCAACTTTCCCCAATGGTCCCTTTTTAAGCATTGATAAAACTCCTGTTCGTCCTAGTTAGATAAAGGCTGTTTCTAGTTTTTAGATATAGAATGTAATAGTAAAGCGAATCTTTATTTGAAGTTTTTAGTTCTATCCTCAAATTTCTTCCCTCCCTGTGGCTATCAATACCATATGGGTCATAGGGTGTATTATTATACGTCATAATGAAATACTTTCTTTGAGTCCCACCGTTTTCAAGAGTTGTTGTTATCTCTCTCGCAAAAACTTTTTCATTATTGTTCGCTATATCGCCATTCTTGTTGTAAACCTTTTCACTCTTATTAGTGTTTGTTTCTCTAGCTATTGTTTCAACGTATTTCATTTTTCACCTGTTATTATGTACCTTGTTTTTTGTTCTTTTGTCATTTTGTTGATTTCTTTTTTATTAGCACTTCCAGCGTATGAGAAAGCGGAAGCATTCTCCCGCTCTCTCTTTGCGCTTGACTGGGATTCAATTTCAGAACGTTTATAGCTTCCTAGTTTTTTCCAATTACTATCCGCTGCCTGTCCTATAGTTTTAACATCCTTAACGAAATGACCTAAACCACCATATATTACTCTTGATAGTCCATTCTCTCCACAGTTTGGACATTCCTTTAGTGGTTCATCCTTTATTGATTGATATACATCTATCATTTTATAGTTGCATATCTCACATCCATAGTCATATAGCATATTAATTTTCCAAAGCGTTTAGAATTGACCTCAAGATACCGTTTCTCTGTATGTCATGATACTCTAATCTACAGATTCCAACACCCTCCATGTTGTCTAGTTTTTCAAGACAATAAGCTAGCCCACTCTTGTTGAACAAATCTGTTTGTTGAGTATCCCCGTTGATAATGACTTTAGAATTCTGACCCATCCTTGTTATAAACATTTTTATTTGTTCCAGGGTACAGTTTTGAGCTTCATCTAAAATCATATATGAATCATGAAATGTGGAACCTCTCATAGTTTCTAAGGGTTCAAATCTAATTCTTCTTTGATTGTAAAAATGACCGAAATAGTCTCTACCCAAAAAGAACTTTAGATTTTCTTCCATTGGTTGTAGATAAGGTTTAATTTTATCACTTAACTCCCCAGGTAATGAGCCTATATCTTTGCCGGTACAAACCAGGGGTCTAGTTACTATGATACTATCTATCTTGTCTTTCATTATATGTTCTGAAGCTAGGCCAGCAGCGATGAAAGATTTGCCAGTTCCAGAAGGTCCAGTACAAAAGATAATGTCATCTTCTATAATTGATCTTAGATACTTTTTTTGATTTTCTGTTTTAGCTTCTAATTGATTAGGTTTGCTTACTTGTTTTTTGTTTTTCTTGTTGCTGTCTAACTTGCGATGTTGTGTCATTAAGTTCTCCGTTATGATATAGAGATGTTTTGTTGTACCACCAATCTATAGACTTAATAGCATTTTCAAATGATTTTAAATCTAATGATTGTTTGAAGGAATTAATCCCAAAAATACACCAAACTACATTCCCCTTCACATAACCTAACTTTGGATCAACCCTATCTAAAGATGGCCCATTCCAAGATTGAAAACCGTCTTGTTTCATAGAATTATTCATTTCTATGTTAGAATAAAAACAACGACCGTTTTGTTTTTCCCATAAATCTATGAGATAATCTGAGTCTAAATCAAAATCAATGTTATTTTTTTTAGTCTTACATTTAACTGAATGTATGCGCCTTTTAATATAAAATGACATGTCTCCATTTTCAATAGCATGTTTTAATCTGCGATTTCTAGATTGATTGCATTTTATAACTGATTCCTCTTTATTGTAACATTCTCTGCAAATTTTAGCGACACCGCCAGAAAGTTTATAGCTTTTATTGAATAGGCTTAAATCTTTCCACTCACAACACTTATAACATTTTTTAGTATTACCTATTAATACTGAACATTTATGTTTAGCATTAGCATTTCTTTTTTCTCTATGAATATTTTTATTGCAATTATTGCAAGTCACTACTATTTTAGAATGGGAACCAATGTGTAAATCATCAATATGATATCCAAAAGTAGCAAAAGTAAGTTCTTCATTTAATGTAACATCAGATAACATAATTACCTCCTTTAAAATCATTTTGTACAATATGTTATACACTATAAATGAGGTAAAGTGGTATTTAAAATCCAGAACTACCAAAGCCATTTTCTCCTCGTTGTGAAGAACCTAATGTAGAATGGACTTCCATAGTAACAAGAGGAACCTCTTGGAATATAATCTGGGCGACTCTATCCCCATGTTTTATGTTTACAGCTTCTTGCGAAGTATTGTATAAACAAACCATGATTTCTCCTCTATAGCCGGAATCTATGACGCCAGCTAATACGTCTATCCCACTTTTAACAGAGAGCCCAGAACGAGGCCAGATTAATCCAGCCATGGTTTCTGGTATCTCCAGTGAAATTCCTATCTTGACAGTTTTTCGTGATTGTGGTGCTATGACTAAGTTTTCAACTGAGTATAAATCAAATCCTGCATCATACTCATTTGCTCTTGATGGTACTTTTGCAGATTCGTCAATAAATTTCACTTTTATTTTGTTTGTTTCATTTATCTTTAGCGGTGAAAAAATGTTCATTAATGATTGTCCTTTCAAATAATTTCGCAGGAACCACCGGCACATGCGACTTCTTGCACTGGGTTTACATTGTTCTGTTCTTCAATAACATTTGTATAGTCTACTTCTTTATATTCACGGATCATATCTAGCCAATCTTTGTAATTGTAAACGTCTTTCATACAGTAAGTTAGCTCTTTAAGATCTCCGTTCATATATTTATCGGCAAATTTCTTACATCTCTCAAGATAAGTTTTCTTTTCTGTTCCTTTTATTTTTTGACCAAATCCTAGAAGACTATCACAAGCAGCCCACAGATTATCCTCAAATAGCTGTAAACCAACTTCAATTAATCCACTTACAAACATTGCAGCATCGCCATATCTTTGAATTTGCTCACTTGGTAAGTAAATAGTTGTAAATGGTGCTTGTGCATAATCCTTATCACCAGCAATTGGCAGTAAAGAAACTCCACAGAAGTATTGACGATTGTCATAAATAAAGTCTGTAACGGCATCCCACTCTTCTGGTTTTACGTTAATTGTATTAGAAACATTGTGTACTAGCCAAGGCTGTGTACATTTATCTGGATTTGTTCCGGTCATTACCCAATTTTGCTGTGTACTCATTACATAGTCAAGTAATTCAGTTGCGCAGACTTTATTCTTCAGTTTAGACCCGTCTGGAACCTCTACGCAGAATGCTACAACATCGTCAGAATCATTATTAGACCATACTGATTCTTCACATGCTCTAGGATTAATTTGTTGGAAATACTGATAGATTGGTTCCATCTTATTAGCTTGAACACGACGAATATAACGCTTGGCATGATGTGGATGAATACCAGATGATGTACCTAGAATACAACTAGATGTCCCTTCCGGCTTAACGCATGTTGTTCGTGCCGCTTGGTTGATTCCAATGAGTTTAGCAATTTTTGCATTAGTGTCTTTTACAATTTTTGCACCCTTCTTTTGAACTTCTGGATCTAGGCAAATATCATGTCTCTCCATTATACCGGTCATTGATACACCGAGCAATGCTTCACGGCTGATAATTCTTTCAGATGCTTCGCCAAGATATGGAAAACTAGAAAAACCTGCTTGTAGTGTACCAATTATAGCGGCTGACGCACAAGCGTCATAAAAATCATCTTCCGTCTTAATCTTAGCGCAGTTAATAGTTGATAGATTGCAGGCTTGCCATCCAGTTTCACCAGTTGTTTCGTCAACGGGCCACATGCCAATCTCAACGCATGGGTTAACAATTAGTTCTGTTGAATCTGACCACACAAATCCTGGTTCACCAAATTCTTGAACAGACTTCATAAGTTCAGAAAATTGCTCTTTAGTTGTTTCTTCGCGTAGAAGTAGTGCGGAATTATTTGATCGTCCACGTTGTGGGTTTTCAATAAACCAACTTCCAGTCTTAGCCTTAGCCATTTCTTCATCGTCTGGAGAGAACACACAAATAGTAGCACTACGACGAACACCTCCGCTAATAACTGCGTCGGCACCGTACATAACAATATCGTAAGCTTCAATGGGCTTGATCTTATCACGACCAGCTTTTAACGCAGTGTCTAGAACCTTCTTGATACTGTTAAGTGCTTTTTTTAGTGGTTCAGGTCCAGGTGCTTTACCGCCACTTGACTTTAGATATGATCCCGCTGGACGAATAAGAGAGTAGTCAAATGTTACAGTCTTGCCGTTATATTCTGGAAATAGTGTATCCTGTTCAAAATAACTTGACACAAGAACACCAACAGCATCAGACCAACCTTCAATTGAATCTTCAATTACAAATTTCTTTGTGCCATTCTTATTCTTCAACAGTTTTGGTAGTTTATCAATATGATGTTTCTGAACTGAAAAACCAGTACCACAACCACATAGTAATAAATACATACACTCTTGAAAAAACCGTAGACGGTCAATATATGAAGCAATGCAGTTATAGATTCTTGCATTGTGCTTAATTACTGGAGATCCACCAAACTGTAATGCTCTTTGTGAACCAAGAATCTTCTTCTTCTTCATGTCATCGTATGCTTTGGTGATAGCATCAGCAATTTCAACATGGTCATCTTTTGATGGATCAACATACACATCAACCATCATTTGCTTTACTCTATCAACCGCTTCTTGCCATGTTTCTCTTCTTTTCTTTTCTGGAATCCATCTTGCATACTTAGATACGAACGTGTAGTTCATCAAAGATTTTAATGACATGCTTCCCCGTCTCCTTCTAGATTTATCTTTATTATTTAAAAAAGCTGTCAAGGAATTTCTTAACAACCCAACTGATAACTGATGGTAAAATTAAATACACAAGAATAAAAGTAAGAATAGCTGATTTAGCTTCAATTTCTTTTGAGTTAACAATATTCTCATGAACAAATTTTTGACAGTTTTCAGACAAAAGTTTTTTGTTTTTTTTGTCGTAGCTTGATGGATCTATTCCATTTTGACTTACTATTGTAGCCCATTCATTAGTATATTGCAATGCTAGATTGGCGATTTTTCTTCTTTGCTTGTCTGGATATTCTTTTGCTATATAGTCTTTAATCTTACTTAAATCAACGCGATTTTCAGACCCAAAATTATTTTGCTCAAAACCGCTATACTTAAACTCAAAATCTGGGAAATATTTT